CAGTCACAGCAGGCCCAAGCATCAGATACCGCGCCGTTTGCTTGGCTTACTTTGTTGTGGGCGACAATCCCATGAGAACAATATCCTTGCATCACTCTACCCTCACATATACTTTGATTGCGCCTTCAAACGGCATGGATGACAGCGGTGTACTCCACTTCTCCCCGCGCTGTGCATATTCTGGCAATTGCTCTACGCCATACGGGTGCGCATAACCTATAAGCTTGACGCGCTTACGCTCTTTGAGCATGGCCGCGCATTCCTCCAGCAGAGCCTTGTCGTGCTTGATCAGAATTTCTTTGATGAGACTGAGGGCTTCCGCCCCCAGGCCCTCAGCTTCTCGATGTAAACGCTCGGGAGTCATTCGAGTAATTCCTCCAGTGCAAGGCTGGCCAAACGTATTTCTTCTAGCCAATCTTCTTCGAAAACCCCCTTTTGATTGAATCTAAACAAGGCGTCATCAAGTGCTTTTATAGCTCTCTTTATTGCTACACGCTCTTCAGTTGTCATTAGAATGGCACCTCATCATCAGGAATGTCATCGCGTGGCGCTGGTGGTGCAATGATGCGGCTTCCAGGCTCAACCTTCTCGCGCGTGCGCTCGGTGAACGACAGCGAATAAAACTGACCGTTCTTGCCCTGCTTTAGCCATCCGCTAATGTTGTACTCAATACCGTTTATCTGGCATTTACCTTTCATATCTGCATCGCGCTCATTACGTCGATACAGGTTTTCGCCTAACGTGCCTTTCATCTCGGGGTCAAAATTACTCATAGTTTTATCATCCAATAGCTGGTGGGTTTTTTACGATACGCATCAAGGTCAACACCTTTCAGCGCGGGAACTTTTGAATAGTCGACAGCCCCTTGTCTGGTAACCATCGTTACAGTGGCCCCAAATCCTTTCAGGGCGGTTTTTCCTGATCGCTTAGCGTAGGCCTTGACTGCCTCCTCAGCGACCTTCACGGCGGCTTCCTGAGCCTCAAGCTTGAGCTTTTCATGCTTATATGCCTCGACAAGCATCTCGAAGTCTTCGCTTTCATCAACAGCCTCATCAATAGGCCGTTCGCGCTTATCTAGGCGTTCGTTAAAGGCTTCCCAAGCATCGGTAAGGGGCTTGAAGTATGGCTCAGCCAGATCACGGTCAACGATGATGACGTTCTGCCTGTCTGCGTGATAAATGCAGAACACAATACGCTTCATGTCTTTGAGCACGAGGAACTGATGCACCAGCTGATACCAGTAGTGTGGTGCCTTGTCGACTATCTGATATGGCGTCGAGATGTCGAACAGCTTGCTGTCGATATTCATCGGGCACTTGATCTCAAGCCCTGACTCACCGAAGAAGCTCAGGCCATCCAGCGAGGCGCTGTATCTGCCGTTGACCTTGACGCATGGCGTGAAGTCTTCGCGTAACAGATGCTCAACGTAAGCCCTTGCTTTTGCCTCGGTATCAATGCCGTGTTGCATTGCCTGGTTGAATGTAACTTCAAGAGCGCCAGTCTTCAGGTCATATAGCTCCACCTGGTTGCGTGGTGCCCACGGGTTTACACCCATGACAGCACCGGCCTCCGAAGCGTTGTTGTGTTTGGCTCGGTGAGCGTGCCATTCGTCGCTACCTTGTAGCAGCGATCCTATGTGTTCAGTAGTCATTGATTGCCTCATATTCTCTATGAATTTGTTCTTCAATGTCGGCTGCATGCTTGTGATCAACAAATATTCTTTCGCCGTTTTGGTCGTATATTTCATAATCCACCTCAGTGTATCCGTACCAGTCGTTGTCACTGGGGCAGTCATACATGCTGCCCTTCCATGGCGGTACGACTACGTAATGCAAAACATTCACCTTGCACTCAACGTCATCAATGATTACGTCAATCATGACAGCTGCTCCTTAAGGTTATCTTTGAGTCCGTTAAGCGCTTGCCTGATGTCAGGCGATAAAGAGCCATACACCTTCTTAAGTTCATCAAGTGATTTGCAGGCGCGTAGCTTGTCTGCTGCTGACTCCATTGACTGCATGGATGGCGCTGCAGGAGCAGGACGCTGTGAGGCTGCGTTACCGTCATCATCTTCCTGTGCGATGCCAGCAAATGCCGCCAGGCTGTATCGGCGGAGATAGGTGATAGCAGAGCCAACCCCCTGCGGGTCAAGCTTCGTTGCTGGTGCATAGCAGGTGTCCGTCATGTACTGCCCTGACTTGTGCATCATCGTGGTTGTCACGGACACAATACCGTCAGCATATGAGGGTGACTGCACAACAGCGATACCGTGTTTTGCGAACACTGGGCGCACTGTGTTGAGTATTTCGGCAAGGTCTGCGTACTTGCTGCGGAAATGCGGGTTATTGCTGTTTTTGACGGCGTTTTCGATCTCGCCTTGGGCAATGGCAAGGGCCGTAGCAATCTCGTTGAGTTGTTCGCTGTGTATCATTTTTCTCACCATGGGATGTCTTGGTTAATGTGTGCACGATCTTGGGCTTCCATGATGGAATCCTGATAATCGTCAATGTGTTTGAAAGCGTGCCAGCACTGCATATCAATGCTGTCGATGATTTTTCTTGCGGCGCGTAGGTCGCCGTTGCGAACGTGTCTGAGTGCGACGTGGCACTCCATCTGGATTGAAGCGAGGATTGCCTCTAGGTGGTTCTCAATTTTCATAGGTATCTAACCTCGTTGTTAATCGTTGACACCGCGTCACCGATGAGGGAATATTATCTCGTCCGTTAACGAAGTGTCAACAGGTGAGATATGAGTGATGACGATATTTTCGATGCATGGGAGCAGGAGCTTATCTGGCTCATAGGTAAGACTGGCGGGGTGAATGCCTTAGCAAGAGAGCTGCAAGTAAGCTCGGCCTCTGTTAGCTATTGGCTGCGCCGTAAACGCAAACCAAGCCATCAGCAGGCTCTCAACATAGAAGCCTATACCCAAGGCAGGATAAGGCGAGAAACGATCAGGCCAGATATTTACCCGGCAAGCGTCCTATTGCCGGATGGCGCTCGTCCTGACATGGAAGGGTTCAATAAGAAGCCCTTTGAGAGGACCGAAAATGAAACTAACTCCTAGAAACTGGAATGAGTTCCAGCACTACAAAGAGCGGTGCCCTCCCTGGATCAAGCTACATAGAAACCTTTTGAACAGTAGGGAGTTTATGAGCTTGCCACTTGCTAGCAAGGCGCTAGCACCAATGCTGTGGTTGCTTGCCAGTGAGCACAAGGACGGAACCTTCGACGCCTCGATCGAGGAACTGGTGTTCAGGTTGCGCATGGATGAGTCCGACATAATTGCAGGTCTTAAAGCATTGATAGATAAGGGGTTCCTGATTCTTGCTAGCGGCGAGCTAGCAGAGTGCTTGCGCAGTGATAGCGATGTGCTATCCCAGAGAGAGAGACAGAGACAGAGTTCAGAGGGAGAGATCAAGAAAGGTTTAAGGTCTATTGCTCGCGAGGCTCGCACAAGTGAGCAAAGCGTCGATGAACATTTTGAGCTGTTCTGGAATGCGTATGACAAGAAGCGTGGCCGTTCTGATTGCGAGAAGGTCTGGAAGAGGATCAACCCTGATGACCGTCTGGCTCAGCAGATAGTTCGTGCTGCTCGCACCTATGCCGCGGCGACCCCGGAGAAGGCTTACCGCAAAGACCCTGTTCGCTGGTTAACTCACAAGTGCTGGAATGATGAGGTGGTTAACCGACAGGAGCAGATGAGCAGCTATGACAAGTCGATCAAGGCAGCAGGGCTGGCGATTTTTGGCAACCTTGAGAATTATCAACCATCGGAGAAAGAGGTTTACGATCATGAATACAGCAGCACAGAGACCAGAGCGATTGCCGGAGTCTTGGATAAACCGCCTTTTTGAGCAGATGCAGGGTTACTACGGTTCGCGCTGGCTGCGATTGTGGGTGGTAGGCCAGCAAGGGCCTGATGGCCAAGACTTGGGGCTGATGAATGCGAAGGCAGTATGGGCAGAGAAGCTCGCCCCGTGGCACAACAAGCCCGAGACCATCAAGAACGCCTTGAACCATCTGCCGCCAGAGCCGCCGAGCCTGCCACAGTTCCTTGATCTGCTGAGAGGCTTTGCAGAATCCAAGCAACCCGCACTACCCTACATCATGACCAAGGAGGAAAAGGCCCAAGCCCGGGAACGGCTCAAAGACATACTCGGCAAGATTAAATTATGAAAAAAACGAAACTATGCGCAATCCCCCTGTGCAACTACCCCCAGGGTGAGTGCTACGGGACCTGTTTCCATCCAGAGGAAATCAGGATGGACCTGATAGGGCAGAACGGGAATAGCGGTGAACACTACGCTAGAACGTCACAGAATGGCCTACAAGACTATTTAGAGACAAAGTTGATGAACGGTAGCGGGTGGATCGCTATGCAGGCCTGTAGGGCAAAAGAGGGCCAATCATGAAAATCCATCGAGGCAAGCATGATGTGGTGATGAGCAACCTGGTCAGATGCGCAACGAATTACACCTGCGAGAACTGCAACAAGCACTATCCGCCAGAGCTGAGGCGAGGCATTCATGCTTCCCACTTCTGGGGAAGAGGCATCAAGCAGCTGCGCTACTCGGAACATAACGTATCCAGCCTATGCTACTCGTGCCACATGAAGTTCACTGCTGACCCTTGGCTGCACATGAAGTTCATGCAAAAGCGTGTAGGGCAGCAGAAGCTCGATGAGATGGCTGTGATGGCCTATTCAGCCTACAAGTTTGGCAAGCGCGACCAAGAAGCAAGTCTGGTACACCTGATTGACCAGTGGAAAATGATGTCCGAAAAACGAAGGGCAGGTGAAACCGGGTTGATCCAGTTTGTGGGATGGGTGCCAAATTGGACGAAGTGAAATTGACGTGGCGGCAGGTTGATAAATACCACGTGGTCTCTTCGTGCAACGAATACAAGATTTCGAAGGCATTTTTTCCTGATCAGGCAAAATATATCCCGTACCGGACGATAAAGGACTCCGCGCCTACTATACTGAGCAATGCGCTTAACACGGTGAGCGCTGCAAAAGAAATATGTGAAACAGACAAGAAGCGAAGAGAACAAAAATAAGGGCTAATGATGGATTACGATATTGCAATCGATGCAATCGAAATAGTTACTAATGGGAAAATGCCGATAGTTGCGCTATCAACCGAAAAGGCTATTGAAAGAAAGAACAAGGAGAGAAGCGAGATCGAGCAGCATATTGCTCAATACCTTGAAAAGGGGGGAGAGATAAAGATTATCCCTCCGGGTCAAGTTAATTTCGTCGCCCAATTCGATCCAAGTGAGCGACGTAGAAAGAAACAAGCTGCAAAAGTCTAGGGTCACGTTTTACTGCCAGGGCAAGCCAACGTTTAGCTACAATAGCCTGTCCTGGTGTCTCAACCCCGAATACTATCCTATAGCTCTTGGTTACTATCGACACGTGAACCTCCTTTGGCGGCATAAGCCTCGCGGATAGCCTTACGCAAGAAGTCACTGCCCCCCAAGGCTAGATACTTTTCTTTGTCATCGTCTGATACTCGTGCCCAGATGGAGGCTGTATAGCCTGCGGCTTCGGTGGGCTTTCTTCCGCCACCACGATACCCACCACGTCCACTAAACTTCGGTTTGTCACGATAGCGAGCGTATGTCTCGCCGTCTTCGTCATACCATTGGTTTGTCATAAGTATTCCTGATTTTCAAAAGTTTCAAAAAAGTTTGGCAAAACATTCTTTCTCTGAAAAATTTCCAAAGTTTCAAAAGTTTTGGAAAAATTTGGCAAAACATTCTTTCTCTATAAAAAGACTTTTATTTTAAAAAAGGCCGAGATTTTTTCGTCGCGCGACCGTCGCGTACCTGCCTCGATAGGCGCGTGCGGCCATGTGTCCAGGTAGGCCAAGAAGTGTGGGGGCTTGCGCCCCCTTGCTAGGCTTCGTCGATTTCGATTATATCGAAGGGTCGCTGCTTTCCTTTAGGTATCCTGTATCTCTCTTCAGCCCTGTTTATAAATATTCGGTACCTTGTTTCGTCGTCATATTCCGATTCCCGAACAAGCCAACCTATTTTTCCGTCCCTCATAAGTACCTTGGTCGTTTTCTCCCACATTCCGGTATCTCCCCGTGTTTGTTGTCGATGAGTTAATGATATGCGCGGACATAAACATAGTCAACATGTTTTTGTGCTTACGCATACAAAATATTGCGCGGCTATAGAATCGACCAGGGGAAGCGATAGCGTGTAGCCGCTACCTCAGTATTGCGCCCATTAAAAAGGCCCTTGTGGGGCCTTGTGTGGGTTAGTCTCGGTAGTGATCAACTAAAGCGGCGACTATGCACGCTAAGATAACTAATAGCGCATGGGTCATAACCCACCTGTGATGCAAATAGCGATTAACGTACCGAGACAAATACCGAATATTGCGCAACCGATTATGTCCTTCATTTTTAAGTCTATCACTTATTAGTGTTTACAATTGCAATCGCTAGCCCGTTATCGCGGGTGCCATGTGTTACATAAAGACAGTCAAACGGGTAGCCTGATACGCTCACAGGAGCAGGCTTGCGCCTACCTCGAATTTCAAAGTATTTTTTGATCGATACAAATTTGCGGCGAGGTATGTCGTCAATGATGTAGCGGATAGCACCGTTAGTTATATCTATTTTGTATATTTTCATTTATTAGTGCTCGTGTAATTATGCGCGCTCAATTTTGACGCCCCCGCGCGGACCAAGCGATAGCACAAAATCAGGGTACTCATGTAGCTCATCATAGTTGCGTGCATAGTGTAGGCTTGCATCAATGCGCTGTTCATAGCGCGCCAATTCACTTGCTACATGCTTAAATTCAGCTATAGCGGCCTTTTTTGAGCGATAGCGTTTCGCGTCATCGAGATAGTCTGAGCCAATTCGAAGATATGTTTTCATTTTTATCGGTACCAATAGGTTATGTCATCAATGTCTATACAGCTGTAGTCTGACTGCAAATTGTCGGCGGTTGCTTGCCAGTCAATCGCAAGATAGCTGGGGATGTTTTTTGGAAGGTCGCCAATATCGGTTACTAGGTCGATGCAATAATCGACAAAATAGCTGTCTGAGATAAGTGTTATCGGATACCAGTCGCTGCGCCATTGTTCATCCCCGCCGCATCCTTTGAGGTCATCCAGAATTGACGCAAGTAAGGTGCGTTCCTCTGCATCAGGCAAACTATCATCCTGGCTTTCTAACTCTTCGTAACGCTCGATAATGTCGCGCACGTCGATAATGTCTGCAGTTAAGTCTAGTTGTTTCATTTTGCTACCCTCTCGGTTTGTTGGTTGTGTCCGCACAGCATATAATTACGTGCGGACGATTGCAATAAGGTTATAGTGCCATTGGCTTATAGTCGGGTCGTTTTGTTTTGCGAATACCCATGATCATCACGAACCCATTACTATCGCCAACGTGCATGATAATTCCCTCACCGCACCTGGTTGATAGTGTGTCTGGCATCACTTTTGAAGTGTATGCGTGCTTAATAGCTTTAGCGCCACGTGCGAACAATTCAGGGTCGATCATCACTTGTTCTTGGATTGCATCGGGAGCGGTTATAACCCTACGCCAGTCAGGATAAGCGCCTTCTACAGGCTTAAACTCAATACCATCGATAATCCATTGCCCGTTATCCAAACGCAACGTTACATAGTCGGCTTTTTTGTTGAGACGCTTGATAACGTCATGCGGGATAGTGACTTCAATATCAGGCATATCAGCGTATTGTTTAAATACGCCTACCATTGTCCCGGTAGTGCCGACAATGAAACAGTTATTATTGCGGAATTCTAGTCTTACGCCGCATATTTGGGTGCGGATATCTTTCGTGGCTGCGCATTCGGCCGCAGCGAATATCAGGCGAGGGAATAGTTCTGTCCTAAGACTAATGTTTGCTTGAGCTGTCATTGCTTAACCCTTTCGGTTTGTTGGTGGTTATCTGCCTATCGGCATTGGGTAGGACGCTCAGCGAACGACCTACGCGATACCTTGCTTACCTATAATTGGTCATATAAATGGCAAATAAAATGCCAAACAATATAAGAAACCCAATGTAATCAATGTCCATTGCATTACCTCTTTGCCCAGGGCGGCGCAGCCTTTCCACTTGCCTGCGTGGAAGTATTGCTCTGTAGTTCGCGTGCAAGCTTAATGATTGCATCTGCGACTGAGTGATTAGCAGAGCGACCGCTATCGTCGTATACGCGTAAAAAGTAGCCGTCGTCGACGATCGCCCATCGTTCAGCATAAAACTCATGGCCTGCTAAGTTGCCTGATATCTCATACCAATGCGTTTCGGTGTCGTCAGCGGTTTCGATATCAATCTCGATAATTTCAGCTCTCATGGTTTCTCTCCTGTTTGTCACTGTGTATGATGTTATTGTAAGTACAAATGCAATGACGCGCAAGCAACAAGTATATAAACACTCTAGTTACCAGTTAGTAAGTTACCGTTGCGTAAGGTTACTGGGCGGTAAGGTTTGGATTGATAGCGTTGTGATTTGGGGTTGTTGGGCTCAACTCTCACTGACTCTTATATATAGTCAGCATTAAATTGTCAGCACATAACTATTGACAGCACATTCCATGCTATATATACTGATCACATCAACAGCGGCATGGAGAGATACCATGACATAGCCTTCCTCCTCCCTCCTCCTTCTATATATAGCTACGCTTGCCTGGACATTGCCAGGGTTCAGACGCTTCGGGTAATGCCCGAAAAAATGACCCCCCCCACCCCATCAGGTTTTGTTCACATATATAAGCGGTACCCCCCAAACAAATTTTTATTTTTTTATAGATCAATGGGGTCATTCTGAGGGGTCACCTGATCAATGTGTATCTCCATCCTTATCAATGACCACACTGTACTAGACTTATAGAAGGGGCAACTTCTGTAAGTTATTGATATGTGTAGGAATGTCAGAGTTATCCCTAACCTGTATTGATTATTCTAAAGGGCTAGGATAACGTTGGGTGGTTAAAATGAGCTCTGCAATGCAGATACGGACAAAAACAATGGGTGGTTTTAAGTATGTGGATGTGGGTACCGGGGAGGTGTTATCCACAGATTATCCACAGGTTAGGGGGGTTAAGGAGCCTAAGTATTGTAAGTGGTATGTGGATAGGGGGTTCTTTGATGCTGTGCCTATGGAATGCTTGATGCTGTTCACCCGGTTGTTGATGGATGCTGATTATGATGGCAGGACGAGGTTGACCCCGGAGACGTTAAAGGAGATGGCGGAGATGGGGTACGGGTTGCAGGTGGTAAGGAACAAGCTCTGGAAGCTGCACAAGATCGGATGGCTATCCAAGAAGGGCTGCGGGAAAGGGGTGTATATTGTTAATCCATACCTGTTTGCCCGTGGGAAGTGGAGCCATATCAGTGAACTCAGAGACTATGTGGGAGCGCCTCACATCAAGGATGTTGAAGCTGGCTGATGGCGTTGTGCTGTTTGCTATAGTTATGAGTGTGGTTGCGGTATTGCTGATAAATGCGTTGCTGTCTTTTATTAAGGATGCAATACGGGTGAAACATGAAGATATCGATAGATGACCTGGGGCTGGATGGCGTTGTTCCCTCCAAACCCAAAAGTACCAAACCCAAGAAGCTGACGGTGGCCAAGGCCAATCATTACATCCCTAATGATGAACACGCCGCTACCGTTGAATCTTTGAGTAGCTTCGGGGTGCCTCAGAAGGATATAGCCAAATACATAGGGATCGGGGAGCCAACGCTGACCAAGTACTACAGCGATATCCTCAATAGGTCCAGCATCCAAAAGAACCTTGAGGTGGCTAATACGCTATACCAAAAGGCCCTGACCGGGGACAACCAAAGCATGATCTTTTGGCTGAAGACCCGCGCTGGCTGGCAGGAAAAGACCCAGGTAGAGATCACGACTAATATCTCTATCACCCAAGCATTGGAACAAGCCAATAACCGCTTGGATCATTGGATTGAAGGCGAGACGGAATAATGCAAAAGCCTCGATATTCCGCTACCGATGAACAGGCCCTGATGGCCAAACTGTGGTCGCCTGAGATTGCTGACGACCCTGAGCGCTTTGTCATGCTGGTGTTCCCTTGGGGGCAAAGGAATACCCCGCTGGAGAAGTTCAAAGGGCCGCGCAAATGGCAGGTTGAGGTTCTGCGTCAGATACGCGACCATATCAGGGCCAATAAAGGCCAACTCAATATGTCTACGTTTAGACAGGCCGTCTCCTCTGGACGCGGTATAGGTAAATCAGCCTTGGTTGCGTGGCTGGTGTTGTGGATGATGTCGACGAGAATCGGGGCATCGGTGATAGTATCCGCCAACTCCGAAGCGCAACTAAGGTCTGTTACTTGGGGTGAGCTGTCCAAGTGGACCGCTATGCTTATTAATAGCCACTGGTGGGAGATATCCGCCACCCGTCTCATGCCTGCCCAATGGCTCACAGAATTGGTCGAGCGCGATCTCAAGAAAGGTACCCGCTACTGGCTTGCTGACGGGAAGCTATGGTCGGAAGAAAACCCTGATGGCTATGCCGGTGTCCACAACCATGATGGCGTCATGCTGATATTTGATGAGGCTTCTGGTATACCGGACCCTATATGGGCTGTAGCTGCGGGGTTCTTTACCGAGAACACGCTTGATCGGTATTGGATGGCGTTCTCTAACCCTCGGCGCAATCAGGGTTACTTCTTTGAGTGCTTCAACAGCAAGCGTGACTTCTGGCACCACAAACAGGTAGATGCCCGGAATGTAGAAGGCACTGATAAGCAGGCCTATGAAAGTATCATCTTGGAGTACGGCGCTGACAGCAAAGAGGCCCGCGTTGAGGTCTATGGTGAGTTTCCAAGCCAGGGTGACGGGCAGTTTATCGGTCCTCGCATTGTAGATGAGGCCATTAAGCGTCAACCGTACAAGGATGCTACTGCGCCTATCGTTATTGGTGTCGATCCTGCTCGAGGTGGAGACAAAACCGCTATTGTTGTGCGCCAAGGCCGTGATCTGGTGAAGGTTATGCGCTATGACAACGATGATTTGATGGAGGTTGTGGGTAGGGTTATCCAGGTTATGGAGGAATTCAAGCCTACTCTGGTCAATATAGATGAAGGTGGTCTTGGTTATGGGGTGGTAGACCGCTTGAAAGAGCAAGGATATAAGGTCAGAGGCGTCAATTTTGGCGGCCAATGGAAGAATAAGGTCGCTTGGGGCAATAAAAGGGCTGAAATGTGGGGTGATATGCGCGAATGGCTCAAATCAGCCTCGATTCCTGACGATAGAAAGCTCAAAACTGACCTGATTGCGCCGCGAGAGGAGACAGATTCCAGCGGAGCCATCTTTCTTGAGAGTAAAAAGAAGATGAAAAGCCGTGGGTTGGCATCTCCTGATAGCGCTGACGCCTTGGCTTTGACATTTGCCTACCCGGTGGCGAGCAAGAACAGTAGAACCCGCGATCTTACGCCTCGTCTACAGCTGGCGTAGCGTATGCTACCATTAGGGTAACCCACAGGAGCGCAATTGATGGCCAGTGTAATTACCCATAGCAAGGTTTCAACCATAGCAGATGACCCTACCTCGGCAGCAGCTGGGCAAGTTCTACCGAGCGACTGGAACGCAACCCATGTTGTAGAGGGCGTCATGGAGACGGCCAGCGTCAAAGACTATGGGGCCGTTGGCGATGGCATTACTGATGATACAGCAGCAATCCAGAACGCTTTAAATTCAACAGCAACGGATATCTACTTCCCTGAAGGGACTTATTTGATATCCAATCCTACTAATTCGCAAACAGCAGTTTTAAATAGCGCAGTAGCAAATCGTCGCATACATGGCCCAGGCATCATTACTGCAAACGCTCAGGTAAAACGGGCTTTGTATGTCACTGGCGCAAACAATACGATTACGCTCAATTTCGATGGCAATAACTGCATTGGTTATGCAATCGTTGTTACAGCTGAGAACCCGATAATCACTGGATGCCGCATTGAAAACCTTAATGGTTTTACTAATTGGGGCGGCATCGGTATACGAGTAACGCTTACAGATATTGATACACCAGTATTAATATCCAACAACTTCATTCGGAACCTGCAAGGCGTTGGAGACGGGACGTCAGGTAACGGCGCCGGGATGCAGCGCGGAATTGTTGTTGAATCAAATCATGAATACACCAATAGAATATTGGTGACAGGCAACCTTATTGAAAAGGTTGAAGGCGAAGAAGGTGACGCAATTGTAACGTTTTGCCGTGATTCGTCTAACGTATACCGAAACCTTCCTGTTGTTATTCAGAACAACACCGTAAATGGATGGACAAGGCGAGCAGTTAAGCTTCAATCAGGGAACGGCACAGTATTTGGAAACAGCTTTAGCAATGACGGAATAACAGATATTCCTAGCCTTCAAAAGGTTGTAGATATTATCCAAGGAAGCAGCCACACAATATCAGGCAACATATTCAAAAATTGCCTGTATCAAAGCCAAGTCAGCGCGTTTATGGATGCTACAGAAGCTCCAATAAACAATATAATTATTACAAACAATATCATTATTGGAATAGGATCAGAAACTGCAAGCAGCTTGATTGCCGTAAGAACATATGGGACAGGGCTTGTCGTGTCTGGCAACATAGTTTCATGTCCCAACTTTGCTGGCTATTTTGTTAATATCCAGAACAGCACTGACGTGATGCTGAACAACAATACACTCTCGATTAATACTGGCGACGAGTGGTATTCGTTTTCTTCAAACACCAATCTCAGGTTTGACAATAATCTTATAGGTAACAATAAAGGCACTTATTACGCCCACTATGTTGATTATACAAATTTTGAGCAGGTGTTCGACGCAACGTCTACAGCCAAAGGAATAACCCTATTAAACAGGGATACAGCAATAAGCGATGGCGAAACGATTGCAAGGATAAGATGCAGGCAAAACGATGCCTCTTACCCAGACACAGTAATGTCATCCATAGAGTTCGTTGGCGAAGGCAGCACAGGAAGCACTGCAATAGTGTTTTCAACAGGGACTGGTGCATCTCCTGATGTACAGCGCATGCGGGTTACTACCGGAGGCAGCTTTAGGCCAGAAGCGGATGGAACTCAAAATCTTGGCACGTCCAGTTATCGCTGGGGATCGGTGTATGGATCAAACTTTTACCCAGGTGGCGGCACGGTAACGTGGACATCTGGAACCGGAAGCCCGCAAGGTGTTGTAACAGCTGCCGTAGGCTCTTTGTTTACCAGGACAGATGGAGGGGCGGCTACTACGCTTTATGTCAAAGAGAGCGGCACAGGTAACACTGGCTGGGTGGCAAAATAATGGCGACTTATTATTGGGTCGGCGGGTCTGGCAACTGGAACGCAACGAGCACGGCCAACTGGTCTAATGCCAGCGGTGGATCAAGCGGGTTTGGTCCTCCCACGTCTGCTGATGACGTGATATTTGATGCTGGCTCAAACGTTGGCACAAACCCGTTTACGGTCACGGTGACGGGGACGTCCTCTGCTCCTGCGGTATGCCGTGATTTCTCAACAGGCGGCGCGGGTGGCGCGCTTGATGGAGCCATGACGCTGGCATTTTCTAATGCCACATCTGTTTTAGCACCATACGGATCAGTTACCCTGCCTGCCACAAACCTGTCCGTTACTGGAGTTGCAGGATCTATTTTAAGGCTTTTAAACGCAACAAGTGCAACTCTAACAACAAATGGCGTTTCGCTAAGCCAAATAAATAATATTACAATTGCTGGAGGAGGGGTAATAACTTTAGGCAGCGCGTTAACTGCTGCAAACATAAATCCCACGTCTGGCACGTTGGATACAGCAAATTACAACGTGACGCTAAATCAGCTTATTACCAGTGGCGCACTAGCAAAAAGTATAATTTTAGGAAGCTCATCCGTAGTTTGTGCTGCGTCAACGCCTATTGATTTTACAAACACAACAGGATTTACTTTTAACGCAGGCACGTCCACCATCACCTGCTCTGCCACAAGCCCCACGTTTAGCGGCGGCGGCCAGACATTTTACAACGTGACGTTTAGTAGCACCGCATCTGGAACGGCAACAATAAACGGTGCCAACACATTTAATAACCTTACGTTTACAAGCGTAGGTGGCACAGGTTACAGATTCATTATACTAGGCGCAAATCAGACTGTTAGCGGCACACTTACGTTTGGCACAGGAAATACAGCAATTAGGCGAATGCGCGTTGTCAGTGACACAATTGGCACGCGCCGCACCATAACATTAAATGGAACGCTTGCATCTGTTTCTGATGTTGATTTTCGTGATATTGGAGCGGCGGGTACCGTTGCAACTCCGTGGACAGGAACTCGCCTTGGAGACTGCAAAAACAACAACAACATCACATTTGCCGCACCAAAAACGGTTTATTGGAACCTTGCCGGAACGCAAAACTGGTCTGCCACTGGATGGGCGTTAACAAACACAGGAGTGCCTGCGGTAAACAATTTCCCGCTTGCCCAAGATACAGCGACGTTTACTGAGGCTGGTGCAGCCGGAACAGTTTCGATTGAGGCCAACTGGCAGATTGGCACCATCCAAATGGCTGATGGCGTGTCTAACAGGACTACTGCATTTACGCTTAACATAGGTGCAAGCCCTTCAATTTATGGAAATATGACATTATTTTCTAATCTTGTCATATCTGGAACTGGCACCTCTTTTTTTGTAGGTCAAGGGGTGACTCAAGTAATTACTTCCGCTGGCAGGTCGTTTACTAATGCAATGACAGTAAACAGCACAACAGGAACGGTGCAGTTATTTGATAATTTGACAAATACAAACACCGCCGCACCATTTACTCTATCTTCAGGCACGCTTGATCTAAATGGAAAAACACTTACTTGTGTGTCTTTTGATTCAAACAATACTGGAGTGAGAACTATTGCTTTTGGCTCAGGAAATGTCACTGCAAATGGAAATAACAGACTTGTATGGACAACTGATAATTCAACAAACCTTACTGTTACTGGCACGCCAGTTGTAAATTTAACTTATTCTGGAGCAGTTGGAACAAGAACGTTTGTGCATGGGTCAACAGGTGGCACAGAGGCAAACTCTATATCTTTTAATGTTTCGGCAGGAACGGACACTGTTACTAGCTTTGGAGCAAATCGACAAGCTAAAAACCTAGACTTTACTGGGTTTAGCGGAACGTTGGCAAATACTGCAAGAATCATATACGGAAATTTAACCCTTTCTTCAGGAATGACACTATCTGCTGGATCAAACACATTGGAGTTTAGAGCCACATCAGGCACCCAAACCGTTACAAGCAACGGAAAGACTATGGACTTTCCAATAAACTCAAACACTCCCGGTGCCACCGTTCTTCTTGCCGACAATATGACTGTTGGATCAACAAGAACGTTTTTTTTGACTGCCGGAACATTAGATTTGGGCGGTAACAAAGTTTTAAGCACTGGGGTGTTTAGTAGCGGCAGCAGCAACACCAGAACCATAGCGTTCGGCACTGGTAACATTACGGTTACTGGTAACAATTCCGTCGTGTTTAATATGGCAGCCGTGACAGGGTTTACATACACAGGCACTTCAAATATTAATTTGAGCTATTCTGGGTCTGTTGGCACAAGGACTATGAATTTTACAACTGGCGGAACAGAGGCTAATTCGCTTAATTTTAATATAACAGCAGGTACTGACATCATTGCGCTTCCTTTTATAAAAAGGAACATGGACTTTACAGGGTTTTCAGGAACAATGCTTCCCGGAACTTCAGGCACAACAAATTTCTATGGCGACCTTAAACTAAATACAGGGATGACTGTCGCAGCAGGAGGAACAACATTTCAGTTTCTTGCCACGTCTGGAACCCAAAACATTACAAGCAATGGCAAGACTATAGACACTCCGTTCCTTATTAATGCTCCAGGCGCTGTAGTAAGGTTTGCTGATGCCCTTACACAAGGGGCGACTAGGCTTTTTGAGTTTTCTTCTGGAACATTGGAGTTTACAGTAGGCACCAACAGCACATTCGGCAGCTTTGTGACATCTGGTACAACGCCAAAGACATTGAGGTCAACCAACTCTGGAAGAAGGGCTACGCTATTCCAAGACTCGGGCGCAGTTAATGCGACATATGTAACGATAAAAGACATAAGCGCAACAAGTAACGGAGTTTATTGGGATGCGCTTGTGGGATCTGGCGCAATCAATGGCGGTAATAATATTGGGTGGAACTTTGTTCCTCCGACAACCGTTATAGGGCAGAAGGCTTTTCAGTTTGATGCCTTCCAAAACAATGCGTTTCAAATACCGGTTTGGTTAAACAACGTCGATGTGTTTTTCTATTGGGACGGACAGTCTGATGATTCATCAGCATGGACAGTTCAGCCAAACGCATCATCTCCATGGACTGTTCAATGAGTATAGAGTTAACTCAAAAAGTGGTTAGACTTGAGAAGACAGTCAACGAACTAATTGCAAGAATAGAAGCAGTAGAAAAGAATCAACTTTCTGAAAAACCCCAAGAAGACAAACCCAGACGGGGCAGGAGACCTAAAGATGAAAATGAGTGATAGCGAGATCAACAAAATTGTGGGGGCTGAGGAGAGCGATTCTATCGACTTTCAGTCTCAAATTGGCCAGGATCGCGCCAAGCTCATGAACTATTACAACTGTCTACCATACGGCGATGAGATCGAGGGGCAGAGCCAGTTTGTCACTTCGGATGTATCAGATGTCATTGAGGGGATGCTTCCTTCTCTTGTGCGGATTTTTACTCAGGGCAAATATGTGGCTGTCTTTGATGGCGACAGGGCAGAGCAGGATAAAGAGGCAGAGCAGAAAACAGCATATTCAAATCACATATTTAGCCGTCAGAA